GCCCACATAAAAAGAATGTAGCTCAGCCCTAGGTGGAGCCATAACCTGATTAGCAAACTCAGCACCGGCCTGAGAGTTATAATCCGCTACAGCATACACTGATAGAAGTTCGCCGTCTGTGTCCGACCAAAAATCTTGAAACGAAAACTTAGCAACACCTACCGCTACCAGCCCTAATGCCGGGTCATTATATTGTAATGCATCCCACGTAGTATTCCCTGTGGTTTTTATCCAAGTGCTGGCAGGATTTTGATAGTATCTATCAAAAGTAGATGCAATAGCTGTGTCAAATGACGGGATGGCAATTTTATTTACTTTCGCCCAAATGCTCCCAGCTTCTAATGTAACAAACTGACTGCCATCTGCGCTTTCGCCTAATATCAGGCCGCCCTCTGCATTAGCACGAACTATTCTTTGTATCGAGTTTAACCGCTGCTGAAGAAGGGATGTTACATTTTTAGAGCGCTGGATTAAAGGCGTTATATGTGTTTTTAAATCATCTCTAAATCCTACAGACACTTCGTATTTGTCATTCTCATTATCAAATATAGATGACAATGCAGTTGTTGTTTTTATAATTGGAGAACCCGCATTGTAATCTATATAAATAATGTTGTTAACCTGATCGATCATTACAAGATTAGTTACACCCGGGACATCAAAGGTTCTAAGTGGGGCTTGATCGTTATTAGCAGTTCTTATTATGCCCTTTCCATCAGTGACATCAACCGTACCATCGCCGTTATTAGTCACCACGTTTCCGTCAGACCAGCCCGCACTAAAGCCTATATTTATTAGATCCTGAAATGATCGATTGGTCGCACCGTTCAATGGTATGTTTTCATCGATTAATGCTGTGTTTAAATGAACGTCTCCGTCCTCAACTGTCATTTTAGCTATCGCGCCTAAGCCGCATTTAACATTAGACCCTTTCAGCACGCAGAACGGTAAAGTTATAATGTCGCCAACATTGACGGCATCAGAGTAACAATTAGTCGTAAAGTTTGATACAGTAATTACAGTTTCTAATGCCTCAATTACAGACGCACCACTATCGGCTATTATAGCCGCACCCGTGCCTGATCCTGCTCCAGAAATAACACATGATGCTAACCCGAGTTCGCATACTCCAGAATTTACTGATTTTAATGCTCCACACGTTCCAGAATATGCCGGATTCAACATTGTCATGTTAATCGGCAAGCTGGTAAGCTGTGTGGAAACGCTAGAATTGGTTAATATAAAGTTAATGTCTCCCGAGGCCCTGCCTGAAAAAATAGTGCCTATTCCCGACGTTATAATCGCTCTAGTTGCACCATTGATGTCGATTATGTTTGTATCACTTGATGCCCCCGTGGCCTGATCAACATATGTTATTGCGAACCCTTGAAGTACAAATGTAGCCATATCGACATCAAACACGGTCGGCTTAATACCGTCAATATTATTTGATATCTCAAAGAAAACAGTTTGAAAGCTAACTCTGGAGGTAGGTATTCCTGATCCAGCAGTAGCGGTTATAATAGTCTTATCAGCAGACAAGGTGTTCTTAAACCTAAGATTAGAAAGTCCACTTGCGTTTACTCCACACGCATATGATCCATCAAGAATGGTACATACAAATGGATCTTGGCCATTCAATCTGACATAGCTTTTACCAACGATGTCCTCGGTATATTCACCCGGATAGATTGACACAAGGTATCTCTTATCATCGGCAGCATCCGTGATAGAGTCAATGGCGGCTTGGACAGAGGTGAAGTCACCACCTGATTTTGCAACTGTAACTTCTTGTTCAAACCCTGTTGAAGGACCACCGCCAGAGCTAATACCTAGCCCTTTATTTTTACTAAAAGCCATATTATAACTCTCCTTTTGTTAAAGAATACTTAAGAAGTCGCGCCAGCTTGTTGCAGAAACTTTTCCGCCCGTAGCTGAACCGATTTTGAGCCATTGGATCTTAGCTTGCGTATCAGTCCTTAATGTTGCTGTTCCACCCCAGGATCCGCTGCCTTCACCAAGATGGCCTGATGCAATTAAAATATTATCACCATTAAATCCATTTTCTCTTACCGCCAATCCCCCTGCCGCAAAACCGCTCATACCGAATGAAGCCGATATTCTGGCTTCAACATTTACGCCGGCTGGGCATTTTAAAGTGGCATCAGCCATTGTCCCAGTAGCTCCGGTTACGTGAAATTGATCGAAAAGAGGAATGCTGAATATATCACCATCTTTTATAGTAAGCTGCAAATCATTAGTTGCTGCCCCAGTAGTATAAAAAGATACCCTAGCCGCATAGTCATACCCGGCTTGAGCTAAACCTGCTGAACCGTCAATGTCAGTGTCCAAAATGGCATCTACATCGCCAGTTGTCGCGTTCTTTATTAACAACAGATTCCAGTTTTGGTTATTAGCAATTGCAACATTGCGCCTACCACCGTTGCCGTCTCCAGCCACCCATACGCCAGTAAAGTCTTTAGTTATAGTGTTCTTTAAACTAATCAAATGTTGCCCCGTATTATCCCACACAGTGCAAGGTTCAATCGTGACTTGGGTTGTCTCGAATCCGGGGGTGTTGGACGCATTAACCAACTTTCTATCAGCCCGCATCATTATGCGCATGGCATCAAAATGGTCTGAATCTAAAACAGTGTCGACCGTTCCGTTGGGGGTTATTCCGGCTTCTATTAGCATCGCTTGTCGAAGCGCCCAGTCGTCGTTAACCCATTCTTCAGATAGTGGGGTGCCGTCCAATGCACCAGGGGCAGACACATTTACTGCACTACCATATGGATAATTAGTATCCCCAGGTGTGATTTGGCCGGTATATTGCGAACTTGGTATAATTGCCATGGTTTCCTCTTATTATAAATATTTAACTAAAACGCCGATCCCTAAATGCATTGGACATATTTTTAAGCATAGGTCTTCAAACTCATCTTTTCGTGTCTGATCAACTGACGCTAAATTTGGAAACTCACTTCCGCCGATATACACAAAAAATGGCCACTTTGTTGGGTCTGTGGGAAGCTCGTAAACTTTCATAGTGTCTATCACGTCTTCATATTGCCCACACAATGCCTCGGATTGCCCACACAATGCCTCGGATTCCCCGCAAACAACATTAAAAACTTCGCGACTAGTCCAAATTTTATTTACAAGTGGGTAACCAATTTTCTCATCAATATTACCACATAATGCGTCTACTTCTCCACATAAAATGTCGGGGTCTCCACATAGTGCTATTGGCGTTGGAGAACCGGGCAAATATGTTTTACGTAAGTAATTAAACGGGTCTTTAACCTGAGGATTATAAAACGGTGGATCTCCTGCTATTGGGAACCACCACGGGTGAACGTAAACATCGAACCCTGCGTTCTGAAGAGTGTTTTGTATGTAATATGGGCTTTGCCCTCCGGTCTCTTTCCAGCGGGCATCTAAGCGATCTCTCAATTGTTGCTCACTAAGACCTGTCGGTTTTAATATGCCAAACTCACGGTACCATTCGTCTACCAGCTCTGTACGATACGCAAAACGATTATCGAAAATCTCTTGATCAGCATAATCCTTAAACTCAATGCCCAGCGGAGTTAATGACTGCCAGAACGTGCGCAAATTTTTAGTAACAGTTATGCTCCAAGCTCTCGCTCGGGGTAATAAATGCTTAAATATGCGTAGAAACAAACTCATAAGAAATTAACGGTGCCCAATTTTGCTTTAACCCCTTCACCCAGAGCGTATGAACTTATGGGAGAGTTACTTAACAATAACTCTATATTAGAAAAAGTCCCATTAAACGCGCTGACAACATTATCAACAATTCCACCAACAGCCGCCAGTGTTATGAGATCCTTGCGCGGAGGAATTGATAGCCCAGGTATATATGGCTCTCGATCTAAGAAGTACTGAGTCAGCGCCAATTCTATCTCGTTCTCAACTAAAAATACATCTGTAACATTCGAAAGATTGACAACATTAACGCTGAATTCCAGGCGTGAAATAGGGTATACATTGACAAAAGAGCTTGCGGGACGTCTCGTTGCCAATCCGTTCTGATTTAGTTGTATTGCGTTATATACTTCTAGTAATTGTGCATCCGTCGGTATTCCGTCTGGACTTCCGGAACTAGCCACTGTGGCTTCGGAGTAAACGTCCACTTCCCCAGGATTCCCGGTATATGGATATATGTTAACAATACCGTTAGGCTCTAGGCCCCAAATTACGTAATCAGCATAGGCTCCGCCCTGCGGCGGCTTCTGTAGCTTGTCTTTTACTCTAGCACGATACTCAGTGTCCAAGTCTTCACCATCTACACCCAGCAAAATTTGGGACGTAACGGTGGTTGCTTGCTGAACATTTGCTAATGGGCTTATAAATGACACTGTGTCACCTATTTCTAAGTTTCCAATTTCTCCAGCACCATTGCCTCCCGACTGATCGTCGACAGCTACTACATTTGCAGTTACCGTGGCCGCATTGAGCACCGTTTCACCTTGAGTGATATAAGTAACTCCATTTGTAGATCCTAGTAGCTGTGAGCCAGACAAAAGCGATCCCGTTTGGTTTGTTACTGTTATCTCAATCTCAAGCTGTGCTGGCACGGGTAACGCAGGATCACTAACTCCGATTTGACGACCAAAAACTACAAGCGGAATCAATGTGCGGCCGTTTATTACCGTAGGCTTAGACGACATTGTGTCAACAAACATCTGTAGACCAAGGAAGCCAGCATACTTATAAAGAATAATATAAAGCCCAGCTAACACTTTGGATGTTACACGCAAAAATGCCTTTTTAAGCACAGGCACTTGCTGACCATAGTTGGCTTCAAATGACGCTATAAGTATGTCAGCTATACTCTTAGTCGTCGGTGCATTATTAGCCATCGATAGTCTCCACAAAAATTAACTTCACATCATCTATATCAATTACTAATTTTATAGTATTAACGGTCGGTATGCTAGCTTCGACTTCGATAGTGTCGGCCTCTTTACCATCTATTAACCAATGAAGGTCGCTTTTAGCGGCATCTTCGAGCCTAAGAAGATTCGCGGGTATTAGCGGTATGTCTTGCATCAGATTCTGCAATCTGCTGCGGTACATTAACTCAACGTCTTTTTCTGAAAAGTTGGCCCAGAATTGCAGATTTGATGCTGACAACCCATCATCATCAACATTGCCACCGAAAAGAGACAAGTACGCTGCGGTACGAAGTCCTGCGTCCATAACCAAATCACCATCTTTGAGAAAAACGTCTCCGTCGTCTAGTGTTTGAAATAAAAATACATCTGTCACTATTGAGGGCCTCCTGTATTGCTCGGGCCTGATTGTACGCCGCTATGAACATGTGCCGCAAAGGATAGACCATTTATTGTTAAATTAGTAGCATCAATAGTAGTTGCTGTAAGTGTTCCCGCAGGCGTGATTATCACTCCGTTGGCGTCGATGTTACCGTTGCTTAATAACTTAATGTGTCCGATGCTATTAGTTATATCAATTTCGCCGCCGTTTGATAACTTAATCTCCCCAGCGCTATTACTAATGTCAATGTCCCCTGAATTTTTAATCCAGATCTCGGCAACCTCAGTTCCGCTTGAACTATCCCTAGCGTATAGCCGCTTATCGCCAGCAGCGGCTTTGGGTGAGTTCTTTAAATCTGTGTAGCCAACTGTGCACGCATTGCCCGTTCGTACAACATGCACATTTAGAGCATAGTCTGTTACCAACGGTTGTGAGTCATCACCGGCGGGGCGATAATCTTCAGACGTTATCAAATTGCCGCCGCCCGGATCAATTGTGACCTTTCTTCCGCTAAACTTTAATATCTGACTTATAAATCCCACGGCAATGTCTCCGGTAATTTACCATTAAAACCACCTGGAAGTACTATTTCTAATGTAGCCATTTCGCGTGTCTCGTCTCTAGCAAACTCTACAGATCTAATTATAAAGTTGTACTCATTATAAATATAAACCTCGGGGGCCTTCACATTAACGGTAGTATTCGGCTCCCAAAATTCACCCGTTTTTGTACGCCATGTGTCAACCTCAACCGTATATGTTACCATATTTGCGAACATTCTACCCGCTTTAGCGTTAGTAGCGACGCTGATATCTGTGCCGTCAGTATCAGTTGCACCGAACGTAAAGGGGCGAATTACTCCGGGCAAAAACGGATTTTTAGTAGTGAATTGCTCACCGGGGACTCCCGTGGCAGCAAAGGTAACTCCGGTTACTGAACTATAGTATTGTTGCTCATTGAAATTTGGCTCGATGCTAACTAGCGGAGTTTTTCCAGTTTCCAAATTAGACACGGGGTTAGTCGCGTCAGAGCTTTGCCAAAACTTTAACTTACCGTCGGTTGTACTAGTCATTACTAAATTTCGTTGTCGGGCTAAATTTCCCAAGAAATCAATGATTTTGTCAGTGGGTTTAACTACGACAACATCGAATGGTTTACTTTCCTTTTTAGGAGTATCTACCGTCAGACCAAATGGGGTTAATAATGCTTTAGCAATATCAGTGATAGAAATTCCTGTAAACTCTAACGGGAACGAACTGGCCGGGGCCATACAATCTTGCAACGTCCCTGGGAGCGAGTATGCAGAAATCTTGATCGTGTTTAACCCTTGGTTCAACTTAGGGTCAGTGTTTATAATTCTTCCGCTTAAAAGTAGGGTATTCCCTATATAAACCGTGATTGGTTTATATGTAAACGGAGTAAACATCTCTCTAAAACCTGGGGCAAACGGTTCAAAGGGTGCCATGAATGACACAACATCTATCCCGTCAATTGACCGCTTAATAGTTAAGTTAGTCCAAAATTCAAATCTAGTTCCGTCGATATACAGTTGCACATTGTTAGTGCCATCAATACCTAAAATTCTAGGGACATCCCCTGGGTAATTAGGAAGCGCAGGAACACTTAAAGAACTCCCAGCGATTAAATTACTACTATCAACTCCAGGGTTAGCTTTGCCAATATTAGCCGCATGAATATCACTCCCATACACCTTTTTTGATATATTAGATAACGTGTCACCGTGCTGTACTTTATACGTAGTAGACAATTTCGCGCCCCTTAGGCAGTTCTAATATCTCAGATCCTGTTAAATTGTTACTAGTTATGAAGAAATCTAGCTTGTCATCAACGTTACCGTAAAGCTCAGCGACAGCGTCAATTATAGATTTTGCATAAGTTAGCGTTATAAATTTCTCGGTCTGTAAAGTGAACGAAATTTGCACAATATATGCTGTGATATCAGCTACCGCCTGATGCAGGTATTGATATAGATCGCCAGTATCTTCTTTTTCCAATTTTGCGTAGTTAATATCACGCCACAGCACCCAGTTCTCAAATACTGTTATAATACGATCTGTAGTATCGATAGCGTCTTTCTTAAATACAAATTCGGTATTAATAGCTGATACTATCATCCCCGTTAGATACGCTGAAACGAACATGTCTCGGGCATGAAACTCGTTGTCGTTTACATTATCAAAACTAGACGTAGACACGGTATGTTCTAGCATCAACGGATTAGCTAAATCTTCATACGCAGATAGCCTATCACTTATAGATACCTCATCAGCTTTAGCAACTACTTGCGCCATATTAGTTGTTTGTAAACTAAGAGTTTCAACATCAATCGGGTTTGGACTAGACAAATCAGTTTGCATAGATGTTACTGTAGCATTAAAGCTACTCGACACATCAGAATTTGAACCAGCTATACCACCTAAGCCTGATACTGCCGCGCCAGTTACGCCACCATAAAAATTCTTAAATGAGCTGTCTTCAAACACTTTATCAACGATAACTTCAGCATTGAGCTGTCCTGATGCCGCGGCATTGTATAAGCTAATAGCACTAAATACACCATCAGCAAGATCAGTAATAGCTCCGGCATATATCTCAAATATAGTCTCATAAAAGGTGACTTCAATTACGGCCTGATTAGCCGCAGTTTTCAAATCATCACGACGTCGAATCATACCAAAGGGCACCACATTTACTGTGCCATAAATCGGATGGTCTAACCTTCCAATTCCAGGTTCATTAAGCTCAGTTTCAAACCGCAATGCGTCACGATCATAATCATCTCCCCAAAAAAATAGCCGCATTGGATAACGATTGCCTGTTCGCCCTAAATCTTGTATGTAAGTCTTATTCCCGGTAGGGAAATTAAACTCAGTAGTCTTTTTGTCTATCTCACGCGATACGTCTTCATAATCTAATTCAATTCTAAAACCCAGAGGGGACGTGTATGCGGCGGCTCTTATCCGTTCGTTCCATGGCATTAAAACGCTCCTGAGGGTTGCATAATAAGACCGTGACCAAGTTTACCGCCGGTCAATTTGGCCCTTCCCGTTTCATCTTTAATAGTAACCTCAGATTTATTAGTCTGTGTGTTCTGAGATATCGATTTTGACACCCTAACCTGCGGGCTAGATACGTTCGAGTTTGCAGCATGCCCGCCCGTAGAAGTGTGGTTTACGTCAATACCAAGGGCTTTATTTCTATTAGCTAATGGCGACAAAACCGTACCCGTCATCTTAGTTAGGGCCTCAAATGGTTTTGCAAGGCTATGAAATACAGATAGTACTACGGATCTCAATTTCTTGAAATGGGCAATCAAAAATACAATACCCGACACCAAACCAGCTATCCCAATTATTATAAGTGATAGGGGGTTAGCGTCCATTACCGCATTTACTATCGCCATAACGCCAGCAAAAACTCTCATGGCAATAATCAATCCGCCGAGCCACTTAGTAACTTCTAGTATTGTTCTAG